CGCATGATTGGCGACTTTCGCCACGTCGTGACGTTTCAGGACCCGAGCGCGGCGGTCCCCGACGGCGCCGGCGGGTATACGCAAACGTGGGCGGACCTGCAGCCGGCACAGTGGTTCGTGCAAGTGCAACAGGCCCCGATCGGGGACCTCGAGCGCACGGCCGCCGGCGGCAGTGTGATCACGACGGCCTCGCATGTGGTCCGCGGCCGCTATCATCCCGGCGTCTCGACCAAGACACGGATGCTCTTCAACGGGAAGACCTACTCGATCACGGGGACGCGCACCCCCGACGAGCGCGGGATCCTGATGGAACTCGCCGCGGTCGAACAGGTGACGCCATGAGCGCCAACCTGACGTGGTTTGGCCTCCTCGAGCTCAAGGACAACCTGTTCCGTTTGCCGGCGGAGCTCACCCAGCTTGCGGTCGCGATCGTCGAAGAGGCGGCCGACGGGGCGGCCGCGGAAATCAAAGCGGCCTATCCGGAAGGCGAGACGGGCAACCTCCGCAAGGGCGTGCGCGTGAGCTCGGCCGGCGCCCGCACGTCGCACACCGTCCGGCGCGTCGTGCGCACGAATGCGCCGCATGCGGCCTTGTTCGAGACGGGGACACAAACCCGCCTGACGAAACTCGGCTACAACCGCGGCTTCATGCCGGGCGCGAATATCTTCGTCCCCGTCGTGCAACGCCGGCGGCGCGACATGGTCGAGGACCTGATCGCGATTGTCGAACAGGCAGGGCTCGATGTCCGTCGCTAACGCGGCCGCCGTCGACGCCGCGCTCATCGACGTCCTCGCGGGGGACGCGGCCCTCACGGCCCTCTGTCCGGACGGCGTGTATCGCGACATCGCGCCCGCGGGGACGACGCGCTTTGTGATCGTGCAGCTCCAGACCCACGAGGACATCGAAGGCTTTCGGATGCCGATGTATGAGGAGTTCCGCTACCGGATTACGGCGCGACTCCTCGATCCGTCTGGCCTCGACGCGGACGCGGCCGCCGATCGGATCCATGTCCTCCTCCAGGATCAGGTCCTCGCGGCGATCGCCGGGTATACGCACATGGCGACCCTGCGCGTCGAGCGCCTCCGCACGACCGAGGTCGACGCGATCGATAACGACATCCGCTGGCAACTCGCCGGCGGCGACTACGAGATCACCGTCAGCCCCGATTAACTCGAAAGGAAATTTCTCATGGCCCGCATACATGGCAAGAAAGGCGACGTGATGCTCGACCCCACGGGGGGCGCGACCGTCGTGTCGCTCGCGTCGTGCAATTCGTTTGAGCTCAACACCGCCAAAGACCTCGTAGACGTGACTTGTTTTCAAGATCTAAACCGGCAGGTCGTCATGGGTCTCCCCAGTTACGACGGGACCATGAGCGGATTCTGGGATAGTGCGACGACCCCGGAGCAACTCTTCGCGGTGATCTTCAGCGATACGCCCGCGATGATTCATCTCATCCCGAACACGCTCGAGCCGACGTTCTTGTTTAAAGGCCTCGGGTATCTCGACGGGTCGATCTCCGTCTCCGCGACGGGCGCGGTGTCCTGGTCGTCGAAGTTTGCCGCTTCTGGGAATTGGACGATGGAACCGGCGATCCCCTGACGTGTGGCAACACGCGAAACCAATCCCTGGACGCCAGGGGCAGATCCGGTGGGCGTATTACGTCGCCGCCGGCGTTGAAGGTTGGATGCTGACGCCGCTCAGCGCCGAGGCGCGGCCGGGGACCAAACCGAAATGGTCGCTCGTCGCGCGTCTCGTCGGGAGTGACAAGTTCAAGATGGCGCAACGCCCGTTGCTCTTCGTGACGCAATTTGGCCGCGGGCGATCCGTGTGGGTGATCGAACAGTTTCGGCTCGAGGGCGATCGCCTGATCGCGACCCTCGGGCCGCGCGAGGATTATTGAGTGTCGAGATTCGTCCGGCCACAGACGCGCACCCTGACCCTCGAGAACGGGGATCAGTTGATCGTCCGCGAACGCCTCACCGCCGGCGAACAGCGGGCGCATTTCGCGCGGCTGTATACACCGGGGCCGGATGGCCGCTACCAGGTGAATCCGCTGATGGCCGGCATGGCGGTGATTGTCGCGTATCTGCTCGATTGGAATTTCAAGGACGACCAGGATCAGGCCGTCGTGATTCGCGACCTCGCGCCGGACGAGCTCCAGCGCGTCCTCGATTCGCTCGACGCCGAAAGTTTTGTCGAGGTCCGCACGGCGATTGAGGCGCACGACGCCGCGATGCTCGAGGCGCGGACGCAAAAAAAAACGACCCCCGATGGCGGGACGGCATCGTGAGCGATCTGATCATCGCGCGGCGCTTCGGCTGGCGGTATGAATGGGTGCGCGACCTGGACGCCGACGTGCATTCCGTGTTGATTGAAGAACTGACCGCGGAAGCGGCCCGGGCGGATCAGGACTAGTCATGGCCGTTACCGGCGTCTTTACCGCGGACTTCTCCAACTTCGACAAGGCCGTCACGGCCTCGCAGGACCGCCTGAAAGGGTTCGAGAGCGCGACGGCGCAGGTCGGGGCGTCCGTGACGCGGATGACGCAGTCACAAGAACAACTCCTGAACCAGATCGGCGCCTCGGGCGGGCGCATCCAGGAGCTCGGGGGCGCGGCGGCGGGGACGTCCTCCATGATCGCCGGCCTCTCGACGTCCTATAAAGGGTTCGATAGTGCCTTGAAGGCGGTCGGGCTGAATATCGCCCCCCAGGTCGCCGGCCTCCTCGAGATTGGGACGGCCGCCTCGGCGGGCGCCGCCTCCCTGGGTGTCCTCGGCACGGCCGCCGCCGTGTTCGCGTCGGCGATGGCCGGCTGGAAGATCGGCCGGCTGATCGCGGATTTCCTCGGCCTCGACGCGGCGATCCAGGGGGTCGCCGAGAGTCTCGGCCTGATCGGCTCGATCGCCGGCGAAACCGCCGCCGCCAAACTCGACACGATCAATCTGGCGATCTCCAAGGGCGCGGCGGAAAACATCAACTACGCGAACGCCGTCAAGTACATGGCGGAGCAGGGGCAGATCGCGACCGATAAACAGATCAACTGGCGCGACCGCTTGGCCGATTCGTATCGGGAGCTCCGCGGCCTCACCGCCGCGCAGAAGGAATCGATCGCGATTGCGATCGAGGCCGGGGCGACGACAGAGCAACTCACCAACAAATACGGCATCTCCGCGAATACGCTCGACCTCCTCGCCCAGCAAACCGACAAGGCGACCGCCGCCCAGGCCAAGCTGAACGCCGAACGCCAGAAGGACCTCGACGCCGCGGAGAAACGCGCGGCCGCGAACGCCGCCGGGATCGCGCAGATGGAAACGGATGCGCGGCTGATGGCCGACCGCAACAAGTTCGACGCCGAACAGCTCGTGATTCAGAACCAGAAACTCGAGGCCGGTAAGGGCTACGTGAAACAGATGGGCGAGATGGCGGCCCGCACCAACGAACTGGCGACGGCAGAGGCCGCCAGGCTCAGCGAACAGGACGCGCTCACCGCGGCGAACGATGCGCTCGTCGCCGGGCTGACGGCACAAACCGAGGGCCACCTCGAGGCCGGCGCCGCGGCGGAGGCGGGGACGGAGGCGACGGTCGCCGGCTACCAGGCGGTGCAGCAGCAGGTGGAGATCACCAGTGACGGCGTCCGCGGCTGGCTCGCGCTGATGCAGGCGACGAATCGCGCGAACGCGATCCTCAACGAAAACTCGCTCTTTACCTCCCGGAGCCAGCTCGAGCGGATCGCGGCGGGGAATCTCGGCGGCAGCTTCGGCGCCTTCAGTGGGCCGAGTTTCGCGTCCGGCGTCGAGAATTTCGAGGGCGGCCTGGCGAAGGTCCACGGCGGCGAGGTCCTCGCGAATCTCCCGCGGGGGACGAGTGTCTATCCGAAGGGCTCGGGCCTGGGCGCGAACGTCTCGAACGTGTTCAACCTGGTGGATACGGAGTCGAACCTCGCGAAACGAGTCGCGGAAATGATCATGCGGCAGATCCGCGCGGGCACACAGTTGGGGACGGCCTAATGGCGAACGCGACAAACTACCTCGAGAACAAACTGATCGATCACATCTTCCGCGCCGCGGCGTTTGTGAAACCCGCCGCGCTCTATGTCGCGCTCTACACCGCGGCGCCGACGGACGCGGGCGGCGGGACGGAGGTCAGTGGCGGCGGGTATGCGCGGATCAATCTGGCGCCCGGCGATCTCAACTGGGGCGCGACACAGGGCGGGACGGCGGGCGCCTCGAATGGCAGTAGCGGCGCGACGCAGAACGCTGTTGTCATCACCTTTGCGACCCCGTCGGCGGGCTGGGGGACGGTAACCCATTTCGCCATTCACGACGCCGCGACCGGCGGGAACCCGCTGGTGTGGGGGCCGCTCAGTGTCCCGCGCGAGATTCTGAACGGCGACCCGGCGCCACGCTTCCCGCCCGGCACCCTTGCGATCACGGTAGCTTGATATGCCATTCGATCAGCATAAGAACTTAGCGATCGCAACCGTGACGACGGCGACCGGCGCCGCGGGGACGACGCTCGGGGTCGGCGCGGGCGAGGGCGCCCGGTTCCCCGCGGTCCCCTTTAACGCGACCGTCTGGCCGTTTGACATGGCGCCGGACCCGACGACCGCGGAGGTCGTCCGCGTCACCGCCCGCACGACCGACACGCTGACGATTGTTCGCGCTCAAGAGGGGACGACCGCCCGCGCGATTGTCGTCGGGGATCTGGTCGCGGCGACGATCACCGCGAAGAGTCTCACCGACATCGAAAGCGGAGTGAACTTCCCCCAACTCACGGCGGGGGCCGATTGGATCATGACCGCGGACGGCACGATCCGCCGGAACACGACCGCCGGGGCGGATACCGGGACGCTCACGCTCGCGGGCGGCGGCGGGTCGTATACGCGGGGCGGGCTGGTGGAAGTCGATGGGATCAACGGCGCGAATCCCGGACGGGTGCTGCTACTCGCGGGACAAAACACGGGCCGGATTGATTTTCATACGGGGGATGCGGTGCTCCGCGGGCGCGTCCATCCGTCGGGCGGGTTCAGTTGGGGCGGGCCCACCGATCCCGGCGCGGGGAATTTCAGTGTCAACGGGAGCATGGCGTTTAGTGGTCCGTCGGGCGGGCTGGTCAGTCGGACCACCCCAGACGGCGCGGATAGCCTGAACGTCACCCTGAACGGCGGCGGCGGGATTGGGCCGGATCGTGGCGGCGGGATCACGTTGCACGGGAACGAGGCGGCGGCGACGGGCCGGGTGCAAGTCTTGGCCGGGGATGTGGTCGGCGGGACGATTGATTTCTATACGGGGAACTACGGTCTACGGGGACAGATCCACCGGTCGGGCGGGTTCAGTTGGGGCGGGACCACCGATCCCGGCGCGGGGGCGATCCTGATTGCGCCCGGCGCGTTGGCCCCGGGCAGTAACTTTTCCGAACTCCGCGACGGGCTGGTGTCCTTGGGGCGGGCCGGGACGGCGGGCGTCGCGG